TAGAAGCATAAGCATTTTGAAGGCCGAAGTAATTGTCGCCATAGTATTTATCACCATGAAGTTTTGCCTTGTTTGCACACCAATTGATAGCCCTTTCATTTTGATGTTTCACCCCATGCCTTCTATGATAAGCATTGAGAGCCCGGGTCGGTCTATCGTGGTAGCAACCCAAATACGCATATTTCGTACTTTGATTGTATGCTGTTTTGGGGACCATTTCCCAACCCTTTACGTAAGGTCCGCACGTGTGTTCAGCCATGGTTTTGCCATTTACATCTTTTTTCAAATAATGCCAACATCCATTGCTTTGTTGACCAATTGCGACACATCCGGATGTAGCCATGGCGCTGTTCATCGCCACATTATAGTCATAATGACATGGTCCTCCCTTTAAAAACGAATATTTTTCATTGGGTTCCGGCGAAGATTCAAACATGGTGCGATAGATAGAAAGATCAATGGGAAAATTCACAATGATTCGTATTTCCCACCCCACATTCCAAGCAGCATCGTTTCTCATGATTCTCATTTTTTTGATATTCTCATTGTCTTCGCGATTCTCAACAATGATTTTGAAGGTATCTGGGACATCAGTTTCTTCACTGTGACCACAATGAAGCTCTCGGTCCATTTTACCAATGAAATATTCACCGGACATGATATAAGCAGGGCAATCTTTAACACACCAATTTATACCACCTATGGTTTCTTTTTGTAAATAATCGTACTTTTGAATCACATATGGCGCATACCCGAGTTCACCCACAATGTTTTCCCGAATATGTCCCCCCGGATATTCCATCGCATAACTCCATAAATTTTTGGTTCCATCAATTAGCGCACTATGGTTATCACTGAACATAAACAGCACATCTATTTCTTCAATGGGTGTATCCGGGGCCTCTTGTTGCTTATACACTTGGAAAAGACCGTCTTCGTCGCACTCCCCCATGACCGCATCAATGTTGTAGGAACGTACTCCATCCACCGCCGCAAAATCAAGGGTTACAAAAGCCTGTTTTAGGGCGTTCCAATCTTGAGAAGTAGCAAAAACACTTCTACGTTTATATACCCCCACTGATTTATACTCATTGTATATATCATTCCAATGACCACGACTTGTGATTAGATAACTCTCTCTCCCCCCCGCATTATTTGGTTCATTTGGATGCCATTTTGTGAAGCTCCATGGAGTGCCATCGGCCCACATCCAATGTTGTGATCCTTTACCGTTTCCTCCATTTCCCGTACGTTTTCCACCTAAATAACAATTTGAGGAAGATGCTTTGAACATATTAACAACCATGTTAAATTCTTGTTCATTTTCAATACTAGCAAGATGTCCACCCCAATTGATTGCTTCCGCTTCATGTTGTTCCCATGTCATTCTATTAGAATTGAAGTGATACTCCACTGATGCCTTATTGCCTAAATCATTTGCCGCCTTCCATATTGCGTTGCTATTGCGAGTGTTATTGTTCAACCCATATTCCGTGGTGGCTAAATCTCGCACTTTATTTCCGAACCTCGCCATATCTATTGACTCTGTGTCCGCGTCTACCATCATCTCATAAGCAGATTGCAACGAGGTCGGTTCAAGGCTTGTTTTATCCGGCACAATACATGATGTTCCGTCTTCGTTTTTCAAATAATATTTCTTATCGTCCACAAGATCTGTATATCCCATAATATGATTGCAATCCTGAAAACGAATCGAAGTCAAGCCGGTTCTATTGTTCGTATTATAACTATGCCCCGCATCACCCATTGTTAAACATTGCTTCGTTTTCACGTGCTGAAATATTGACATAATATTCTATTATATTAATAAAATATTATATTATCCTGTGCCTAACAATCAACCGTACCTAAATTATGAATAGTCATAGTATTCGGACCAGAACCGGTGAAAGGGTTTCGGGTACTGTCTTGAATATCAGTGCTACCAGGATCAACTCCTATCAAATTTGTCTCCGTAGATCCGCTAATATCATATAGATTATTGAAATTATTGCTATAATTGCTATCTGTTAAGTAGTACAAACCGCCATCAAACATGATACCGAAATAATTCATGTCTGCTAATCCAGTAGCCGGTACGTCAGCAAATTGATGTTCTGCCGGGGTTAGGGTATTATCAAAAACATAACAACTACAACCATCATCGTTCTTGGACAACCCATAATAGTTCCTATTTGTCATTTTCGCATAGCCATCACAACGATTGAACATGGTCATATCACAAGTTGTATCTGAAATGTCTGCGGTGAGTCCGGTAGCATCACTCACAACTCTTGGGTCAGTATTATTTAAAGGAACATCACTCACCACATCACTCGTCAATTCATCTAAATTTCTTTGTACAAATTGATTGCTATATATTGTTCCTCCTGTTGTGGCACCTGTGTGAGTCAACGTTGATTGAAATTCATCCGTCGTATCATCTAGGTAATCTGTGGCAAATGCGGTGGTTGTTCCCATTTTGACCTTGTCTTTCGTGATGACCACACCACCTGTGATTTCATTATTAGCATAAGGGGATTTATTATTCAAATTCAATTGTTTCAAAGCTTCATTATATTTATTTAAGGCGGCGATATAACTCGTTTTTGCTCCATTATATGTACCTTTTAAAGTATTTAAATTATTTACCTTTTCTGACATGAATTCTATTATATAAGTCCATTATTTTTTATTCTTCAATCGTCAATAATTATATCCGTGCACTTCAATACAGAATCATTGATACTTACCCCTTCGCAACGAAAGGATTTCATTTCTAAAGGCGTTTCATATTGTTCATGTTCATGGTCGCCATCATTGTCGCCATCTCCTTTATTCTTTTTCCCACCACCTCCTCCTCCGCCTCCTCCACCGCCACCGCCACCACCTGTTGCCTTCTTCACGGTCTTGACCGCTCGGCTGGCCTTTTTTGCTACATTTTTAAGTCCCTTGCCAATTTTGAATCCTTCTTCTAAAGCGTACTGATCACTCATAAAAGATACCATGAACAAAATCAATGTCAAAAAAGACACGCTATACAATATAGAAACTCTCTTTAGCATGCTAACTATAGTATAAGAACATATAAATTTTACATCAAACTTTCTTAACGCTGAATACTATGAATAAAGGCCTGAATGTTTTTAACAATTGAATAACCAACCACTAAAAAGGCAATCAAAAACACAATGTGGAAGACAAAGGGGATCTTGAACTCAATCTCCACTAGTTGCAATAAAAGGACACCAACAAACAATAGAAATATAAACACCCAACATAAGAACAGCATATACGTGGGCTTTCTTTGGCTCTCAAAATTACGTGCCCGCATGGTTTTCTGAATCATCACATTGTTTTTTAGCTCTTCTCTTTTAATATCATACTCATCAATTTTCTGTTTCATGGCCGTATGATCCGAATCGAGTTTAGAAATAAAAGCGTCATCTATGTTGGCGACATAACCCGTTAATTCTGTTAAACGATTATTAGAAGTCGTAATACTAGTTTGCAAGTTCCCATTATAATTAACATCCTCAGGATCAATTATAGTATCAAGATTGGTTAAATAATTTTTCACATCATTATCAAAATTATTACTTATATCAGTAAATGTAGTACTACTACTTCCAAGAAATAAACTCATCTATATATTTATATACTATTTTTATTTGGTGGCAAGGTTGCAGACTCCACAAATGAATCTTTCAATGTATACAAGAAAAAACAGAAGAACACCACAAAAAATAAAATCTTAATGATCAAAAACAAATATCTCTCCACAAAGGTGGCTTTCGTATTTTCGTTTTGCGAGTTTCTAAAATCATTTTTCTTTTTGACTTCGGACAACGACAGATTTTCTTGTTCAAACAAAGCAATCATTTGACTCATTTTGTTTGCGTTGCTTCGCTTGAGTTGATTGTTCAATGATTCCATGGCATCAATGACATCTTGACTCTCACTTTCGCTTTTCAAAATGTCATACAAATCGTTAAAAGAAGCTTCATAATAAGATTTATTGTCGTATTCAACCACTAACATCAATTATACTATATATAGATTTAAATTTAAATGACACAAATTCGGTAATAGATGTCTTCAAACGCAATCTTGTTGTATCGCGTGATTTTACATACCTCTCCAGGGCGCAATAACATCACTTTCGCCATGGGATCAAACACACTGATTTCAGGCATTTGGTTATCTTCTTTGATATTCTTGCTCCTGTATAATTCCTCTTTTTCCTCTAAAGACAACTTTTCATGTTTTGGTACATAACTATGTTTCAAAATGTTAAATAGAAGATGTTTGATTTCGTATACAACCACGTATTCGCTAAACTTTTTCCACAACTGTTTGATGGTTTTCTGGAGCGTGTCGTTCATGACCCCTTGCATGATGAAGATAAACGTATTCTTGGATTTATCTTCATTTTCTTCGTAATAATTCATGACCTTGTTTTCTAGCGTTGTTTTGATCGATTGATTTTGTTTCAAATAGTAAAACACGCTACATTTGCGTTCTGCGTCTTCGCCATGAAACACTTCAAAATCCAACGTCGTGGGCAACTCATTGGGACTTGTTGGATTCATGGCCTGAATTTCCGCCATGGTGACATTTTCAAATGCTTCCGTGTTGTAGCCCTGGTTTTTCAAATAGCGAAGTAAGTTTTTCCGGGAAGTGTACAAATCCGAAACATTGGCAACTTGTGAACTCATCTATTATGTATTATGGACTGATTATTTTTATATTCATTTCATTCAATTTTATTACACTTTTTTGACCACAATCATTCCACCACCATCCAGATTGCTTTCTGAATTCTCATTGGAACTGGATGATGATGATGATGATTCAGACGACGAAGAAGAAGAAGAAGAAGACTCTGAATTGTCCTCTTTCTTTTCGTCGGGTTCCTTGTCTTTTGTTTCTTTTGTCTCTTCCCTTCCAAATAAATACTGGATTTGTTCCGGATTCAATTCGTCTTTCAACATTTGAATTAGTTCTTCGCCGTCTTCTAGCTTTCGTATGTCTTCAATGTCTTCTTTCGTATATTGATATTCTTGAGGTGTATTTGGCGTGGGGGTAGCAGGCACAAAGGATGCTTGATCAGCTGGTGGCTTGTAGTCATCGGGCATCAATACTACATCCAAGGGCAATCCGTATTCTTGTCGGTACTTGTATTTATCAAGGATCTTTTGCCAGTTGTTTTCTATTTGGTTCACTTTGAGTGATTCCGCCACCATTTTCTCTTTCAATTCTCCGTTAAATTCATTCAAAATATCATTTTTATTCCAATGATCCGGATAAAAGGTGGGTTTCTTCCCGTTTGAATTGGGGTCCATGTACACATCGGTTGGCACCCCTTGGTCTCCTAAAATGTACGACACGAATAATACCCGCCCATCTTCCAAGGTGGTTTCTTTCCATAAATCGAGATCCGCCGGCGCAATGAGTCGTTTTTGTGACGCATATTCTTTCTTTTCTACTTCCTCCTTCTTTTCATTGGTCACGTCCACAATTTCCGCATTTGTATTTTCATTGTTGCCCTTGCGTCTTGAAGAGGTTGACTTAATGAGGGCCTTCTTCATGGGAATATTTGCCTCCGTCATGAGGCGCATTTGCACATTCATGGATGACAATTCGTGCATGAGCAACTTGAAGCAATACGGGATTTCCACCACACTAAAGTCCTTTCCGTGTTTGGTATCCATCTTTGAACGAATGGGTTCATTCTTGCCTTCGTATTCGTATTCCATGGGACCATCTATACCCGGGCTAAAGTAGTGATTGCGTTCTTTATCATAGACCGCCATAGTACCACTTTGATTACACACTGCCATCTTGTATTTGTCTCCGCGATGCATCATAGAGTCGCGCATAAACCCACTACATCCGTGAGCAATGACTCCGTCGCGTTCCATTTCCCCAATGCGTAGCCCACCATCGTTTGCACGCCCGTGGTTCGTTTGGCGCGTCAATAACGTGCGAGCCCCCGCAGACCGATAATTGATTTTGTCTTTGGTCATGTGTTTCAACCGCAAATAATAGGTGGGTCCCATAAAAATAGAATGCTCAATCATTTCCCCATTCATGCCGTTGTATAAATATTCGGTGCCGGAACTATGCATTCCGTTTTGCGATAACATGCTAGAAATCATATCAATCTTGTTTTTGTCAGTCGTAAAAGGCGTTGAGTCCATGGCGCACCCCAATTTGATTCCCAAATTACACATGATTGACTCCACCAACTGTCCGATCGTCATTCGGCTGGGAATCGCATGGGGGTTGATGATGAGATCTGGACGCACTCCATTTTTCGTAAAAGGCATGTCTGCTTCCGGTACAATGGTGCCAATCGTCCCTTTCTGCCCGCAACGAGAACAGAATTTGTCTCCCATGCTTGGAATCCGTTGTTCGCGAATTCTGATCTTCGCAATACGTCTGCCTTCGCTTTGGTCCGTGATGTAACTCTTGTCTACAAACCCCAATTGTCCTTTCTTGGGTGTGACGGATGTATCCCCCCGCAACTCCGGATCCGAGTCGGGAAACGTCACGCGACCGATGACCACTTTCTTATCATCCATGGGCGTATTTTCGCGAATCAACCCGTGTTCATTGAGCTTGCTGTAGTCATAGCCGGGTTTCGTTTTCAAATTGATTTCATTGTTAATGTTTTTCACAATACTATGAGTGGTTTCATCGCTTTCTTCATAGGCTTCATACATGTTATAATACGTCGTGTGAAACATCCCGCGTTTGAGCGAACCTTCGTTGATTAAAATGGCGTCTTCCACATTATACGCGTTGTAACACATGATGGCCACAATGGCATTGAATCCATACGGATGTTGTTCTTCGTTGATGTAATTCAACATGCGCGACCGCACCAATGGTTTTTCCCCGTAATTCAACACCAGTCCAATCGTATCAATGCGGTGTTGAAACTGACTGTGATACAAAGAAGCCGCCTGTTTCGATTGACCACATGAAAACAAATCGCGCGGAAGCTGATTGTGTTCCGGAAACAACACATGACTCCCCATGACACCAAACATCATGCACGGATGAATCTCACAATGCGTGTATTCGTATTTTATTTTTTCGTTGATTTCGTTCGCATGCATGCAAATGTACGTGGATTCTTCTTCGCTTTTATCTAACAATTCCAAAATAGATTTGGGTTTCTTTTTATCCATAATGTCCAGTTTCACACACTTCTTGTTATAGTCTTCGGTGCCATAGATATACTCCTTCCACGAGACCTTTTTGTCTTTAATGTCTTTTAATTTGTCCATATAGTTGAGCGTTCCGTTTTCTTCAAAATACACCACTGGTCGCATCAATCGCCCTTCGTCGCTTTGAATGAATAAGTAGTTGTCTTTTACATCAAATAAGATGCTGACATAGGGGGGGATAAAATTACTACGGCGGGCAGATACAAAGAGTTTTTTAAACAAATAGGGATGGTTTGTCGTGGCTACGATTTTGGAGTTGACGAATATTTTCGCATTGTATTTGATGTCTTCGTCGCTGGTTTCTTCTAACACCATGGTTTTGAGAAGCAGGGGACTTCCTTGAAGTGAGAAATCACCATTCATGTTTTCTAATATCCATTGGATCAAGGGCGTGTCTTCCATGTCGTGCGAAATATGACACATGAGCGCCATGTGCTTGTGTAAACCAACGTTCCCGCCGTCGGGGGTGTCTACCGGATCAATGACTCCCCATTGCGATCCATGTAGGTGATGGGGGCCCGTGATTTTAGAGCTCGCATCAATGTTGAGATTTATCTTTCTTAAATGAGACAAAGCAGACAAATAAGACAAACGATTCAAAGGCTGGATGACACCTTCGCTCTTCGTGTGCGAAAACGCGCCCCAATTGCCCTTGAATCCGCGTTGAAAGCCACGGTGGATGATCTTTTCCTTGAAAAAGAGTTCGTGATTGTTCATGATGAGCGATTGAAATGCTTCTTGGGATCGGCCATAATAGGCTTGTCCTTCTTCCTCTTCTTGTCCCTTTTCTTCCTCGTTCTCGCTATACTTGCTCCCCTTGAAATAAAATTCCATTTCAATGTTTTTATAGAACTGTTTGTACATCATATTTGCGTATTCGCTGAATAATTGTTTCATGAGGTTACCACTGGTTTGTACCCTTTTGTATTTAAAGTGATCACGATCGGTCACGGGCTTTTCCTTTAGAATTACTTTAAGGAGTTCTTTCACCATGTACCCTAGATAATGGGCCTTTGCGTGGAAATTGGTCACGCCAATGTGGGGGAGCAAATAATCACATAAAATCAAATGCGTGTTTTCAATGGTCTTTTCTTTCGTGAGTTCCTTGATGAAATGCAGTGCGCTATGTTGATCGTAAAAGTTCGCCGCGTTGATCACACTTGAGCGAAGTAATTCAATGTACCGTTCCGAATCATCTAAATTCCCAACAATGATCTTGACGATTTCCTTGTCGCTGTTGAAGCCAAGTGCCCGAAATAAAAGAAACAAGGGGACTTCTTTCCTTACATTTGGAATAAAAACGCTTAGATATTCGTTGGTTATGATGTCGTTTTCGGTCTCCTTTTTCGCCACCCGCCGAATGGCGAATTTCCGCTTTGGCTTGCTTTCGTCCCTAGAAATGGAGCGAACTTCCACACTGTAGTCATGGATATTGTCTTTCACGGGGCGAATATAGATCATGTTATCGGAGAACACTTCTTGTGGTACGAGCGCCTTTTCTTTACCGTCAATGATGAAGTACCCCCCATAATCATGCTTGCATTCTCCCAAAGAGTATTTCAATTGACGCGGGAGGGAATGAAGGGTACACAATTTGGATTGCACCATAATAGGGAACGCTCCCAAATCATAGTTTTCAATCAACCCCTTTTTCTTTTCGGGTTCCTTGTCTAAACCGACCTTGGATTTCCCGAGCATGGGATAATGTAGGAACTCCAGTTCAATATCACATTGGATTTGTACGCCATAGGTAATGTTTCGCAAACGGGCCTCGTTGGGGTAGAGGAGCTTGGTTTTCCCACCTTCATATAAGGTTGGCTTCCCGTAGTAGATTTTGTCTCCCTGTTTCCCCCCAAAGTATAAATTCATGGTGTGTTGCACTTCTTTTGTGGTTTCGTCCAAGATGGAAAAGGAGAGCGGATTCAAATCTTGGAGCACGCTTTTGAGGTCATGTTCGTAAAACTGATCCACGGATTGAAGGTGGTGCTGAACCAATGAATTTTCTTTGAAATACGCATCAATCATGTTGAAATGGATTTCTTCTAATGTTTCGGCCATTAAATTTATTAATATATACGAGTATTAATAAATTCTTATATTGATATATCTACCTATTCCTTCTTGTACGTTTACATAATCTTCTGTTCATATTTTTATTTCTTTTAATCTTTCGGGTTCTATTACCTCTTCCTCCAGATGTAAGTTGAAGTAATCCTGTTGCACCATCTGTTAGAGTTTGAAATACTTGTGGATTTGTAACGAAATTTGTTAACGCATTCACAAGTGCTCCAGACGCTTTGCTTTTAACTTGATCCTCAATGAGTTGAGTTGCAACTGCTGTCGCAGCACCGGTGGCGGCTTCTATTAACAATGGTTGAACAACACCTGTTGCAGCTTCTGTTGCAGCTTCTGTCGCTGCCTGTGCTGCCGCAGTTGCCGCGGTCTGGGCTGCCTCTACACTGATTTCTCTTAATACCTCAGTTGCGGCTTGCGCCAATTTCGATTGAACCCCATCTATAATGCGGTTTGCAACATTCGTTTTCAGAAAATGAAATACTGCGTTTTGTATGACCGGATATAAAATTTGTTGTCTTGTTATCCATATAAAGGTACCACCTATTACATAAGGATACATACCCGTTTCTCGTAAACCAATATGAATCGCACGTACAATTTGTATTGAAATATAAATAGATGCTTTTGATAAAAATAAAGTTGATTTACCAACAATTTTACTCATGGATATCGTCGCACGTCCAATAAATGTAAACAAATCACCAATTTTTTCACTTAAATTTGTGGTTAATTCAGGATACTCGTTGATAAAATCATCTAAAATACTATTCGGCTCTTCATATTGGTCAATCGCGGCGTTGTACTTTTCTCGCAATTCATTATAAGCATCAACCACATCCTTTATTTTTTGGTATAAGACATTGTTATTTTCAACATAGTTCTCAGGAACAACCACAACAGTACTAGGTTCAATTCCATTATCTATTAGTTCCTGGGATTCCAACAAACGACGTATTGCTTCTTCTTTGCTAATTTTGATTTGAACGTTTTTATTAGATAAAATACTATCAGTAACTGCTCTCTCAAGTGTTGGAATTGAAAAATTGGACGCATTACTTCTCCTTGGTTGAGCACTTTTGCTTCTAGATGAAAAGGATTCTGGTTTTTCAAGATAACTTCCATGATACAATTGAAACGTTGAAGCAATTTCATCCACTTTGCTTTCTATTTCTATTTGAAGTTGTTCTCTTTTTTTCATGATTTTCTTTCGTTCTTTACTATCATTTTGAAATTGCATCAAAACCGCTGACAATAAAAAGATAATTGTAGAAGAAGCAAATCCATCTACGTTTTCGTTATAATAAAAAGAAATGGTTTCTAAGAAAGAAACAAAGGCAACTAAAAATGTGTATTTAGACAATACATTTCCTTTACGAATAAAACCCGATAAACGAGCAAAAAGATTTTCTTGATTTGTCCTCGCAAAAATATCCTTTAATTCTCTTAATTCGTTGTACTTACTTCTTGTGTCAAACAAATCCAAAACTGGATTCAAATCTTGATTATTTCCTTCTTCATTATTTTCATCTCTTGCATTCTTTTCTTCATCGGTTAACGATTGCATCAATGACGAACCTTCTTCAGGCGTTTTTTCTAAAGATTCAATTTTGTTTTCATTATAGGCATTTTTGACTTCATTGTTATTTGAATTTGAACCACCCATAAACGTGATAGATTCTAAATAATTTTCACTTATCACATCAGATGGTAATAATTCAAATATTTCCCTTGTTATAATATTTGTTTTGTAATCCTGGGTTGTTAATAATGATCCTATCAATCCACTCGTAAGAATCTCCTTAGCTTTTTCGTTAGTCATTTTATTCTTTTTCACCGACATCTTTATCAGTTGCTTTATGACATCTTCTTCATGGTATTTTGGTTGCAGAGCCATAATAATATTATATATAATCAAAAGAATATAATTTACTCACTTAACATACAGTAAATAAATTATACCGACTTATACATAACAATCCCTAAAAACAGGAAGAACAGCATAAAGGGGATGAGCACAATGAACCACGAAATTTCGCTATAACCCGCTTTGCACATTAAATCCAGTACAAACGTCCAAAATAGGATATACACCGCGTTCAAAAGGAACACAACCATTTTGTTACCCAAGTTGCATTCGTATTGACCTAAACAAAACGTATCGTCACTCCCGTTCAAGTTTTGGATACCCATCACCACCAAGGCCACTAAAGACAAGACAAAATACAACATGGAAGGATTGCATAGTTTCTTAAGATTGAGTTTGTAATTCACCGAAGATTTTCTTTTTGCCATTATATATAACATTCTATAAAAAAGAAACATCAAATCAAATCTAGATCATGAATTCTTTTCTATGAAACCCATTCGTACAAAACGTCCGTGTTTGCGTTGCGCGTCGGCATATCCTCGATGAAACAACTGTTCGTGGTAACCTTTCTCAAATAACTTATGAAACAAAAGGAACCCGGTTATATAATAATAGACACTGAAATGATAGGATTTGATGAAAATCCAGTTACCACAGGTGGGGCGATACATAAAAGACGTGAAAAACCCATCGACCCAATATTGTTGATTCCACACAATATACGGATACCCAAAAACAAACGGTATGCACTGAGACGACTTCATCATGGCAAACAATTCCGAATGGCTCTTAAAGTTATGAGCATTGACGTTATGCATATACGGAAACATATTGGTCACACAAATATACAGCTTGTTTCGCATATGATGCAGTCTACATTTGTTGGTATAGAGTTTCCTTAAATGATGTTCCGACACATCAAATATATTTTGATAAGTCACACCTTCCTTTTGTTCAAATACTTTCAACACAAATTCCTCAAAATAGTATTTCGCACATAAGTCATTGACGACTAAAAAGGCACATTGACACCCACCCGATATACCCGCGGTTTTATAACCAAGCAAATGAAAGTGTTCTTGCATATAATGAGTAATGCCCAACTCATATGCAAAATTGACACCCGTTTCACCGAATACGATACCATCAATGGGTTGTTGATCTTTACATTCATCCTTCCCTTTCTTTTTCCATTGATGAACACGATACAATGTTACCGTACCTAACCAAAAAAAAACACCACCATATCTCATATATCAATCTTCTTCTTTATAGATATATAGATATTTTTAAGCTGTTGCTTCTTCATATGCGTCCCTATATGCGCCGTCTAAATCCGGACCCACATCAGAATCCGAAACAAAACTCGTGGAATTCGCAAAATGACCGCGCGATGGATCCGACGAGACGACAGCTGACTCCGGAGTGTTATCACCCGTGACGGGTAAAAGAGCCTGGTTCACCGAGTCCATTGTCCTCCCATAGGCCGACGTGATTTCAGAAAAAGGAATCGCCCCGCCCTTCATGGTCCTCTTCTTCCTCTTTCTTCGCTTCAATGTGGCCTTCTTAGTGCGACGGACTTGGGTTTTTCTCTTGCCACCTTTACTTGCCTTACTTCCCTTGCGCCCCTTGATTTTCTTCTGGGACTTTCTCATCGTTCTCTTGAGTTTTTGAACTTTACGCATATATATTGTATCAAGATTTTATTCTAGACCTAAAAGATGTCTACATGACACAACATGTGCCGGCGACAACATTGCTTCTTCAGGTTGAGTGCGTCCAATACCTCTCCTTCCGCCGTCTTGTCCATGAAATCTTCCGTTAAATATTGGATTGTATCTTTGGGCACTCCGGACGCTTCCTTCTTCAAAGCAACTTGTTCTAAATAATATGTGTATTTATTGGCCAATACGTTTCCACAGGTGAAGCATTTCACAGGAATAATCATAGGTAGAGCTTATATTGTATATAATCAGTCATTTTTATATTCAATTTTTTTTCAAAAAGAGTTCATAATTTCCATCCATGTTTTTCTTCCTCTCAAATTTCAAATTCAACGCATGGATATGTTGATGGCATTTTTCACAAACCGACGCTAAATTCGCATTGTGATTCTTATGAAAGCTATTTTCTATATAATCGTTCTCATTGGCATCCTTTTGATATTGCATGTGATGGATCTCCGTCCCCATATTTTCATTACAAAATTCACATACATTCCGGAGTTTATCTTTGTTGTATTTACTTGTCTTCAATAACAGAATATTGTTTTTATTTTGAATGTATTCGTTGCGTATTTCATAACAACGCGTCAAAAACGACTCCGGAAGTTTCAAGGATTTACACACTTCAAGTCCATAAATACTTTCGCCTTGACCGTCTTGAAGTTTCCGGTCATAATACAACTGTTGTTTTTCATAGTCAAATTGTACTTTCAAATGTTTGCAACATATGTTTGTCAATTGCTTCATTTCTTGCATTTGTTGTAATTCATGAAAGTGCGTCGCAAAGATAAACGTGCTTTGTCTCTGACTCAAGGTTTCTAAACTAGATATGAATATAGACAACGCGCTATCTATTTCCGTTCCACTACAAAGTTCATCCCCTAAAATCAAACTGTTTTGATTGGCCATTTGAAGAATGACCCGCAGTTCGCTCATTTCCACCCCAAAGGTCGATAGGCCCTTAAACAGATTATCATTTCCAATGATCCGAGTGAAGATATACTGATAGGGACAATAGACAAAACTCTCACAAGGGACATAAAACCCACTTTGAGCCATAATGACGCAAATACCGAGTGCCTTGATCAGACTCGTTTTCCCCACCGCATTGGTACCATAGAGTAAAATACCTGTTTGCGACTCCTCTCTTCCTAAACAAATGTCATTGGGTACATAGATTTCATTTTTATCTAAGCACTCAATGAGCAAATGACGCATTTTCTTCGCATCCACAAAGCTACAAGAATGGTCCTGAATCTCGGGCTTGCATAAATTATACTGCTTCGCCATATTGACTTTGGTGTTGTATAAATCCATGTCTCTCATACATTGTATCAAATGAACCAAATGATCAAAAAAGGTGTCGTATACGCGTCCCAACACCGTTTTGTATGTCTTATGTAGCAAGTCATAATACAGCATGTTACTGTTGTGAATCTGAGACAAAAGTTGATCTATGAATGGGGAACACAATATACACGTTGATTTGTTGCTATCTTTCACATAAATATCCTTCAAATCAAATGAAAAAGACTTCAACGTTCCATCAAAACTAGACAAAAAGGATATTTCTATTTCTGTTTTCGTGCGGAGATTTTTGATATTTTTATCTAATACCTTGGCCCGATTCTTCGTTACCAATAAGGAAACCTCTCCGGAAGCACACTGATTCTGTTTGATATACTTGGATTGATCTTTGTCTTTTTTAGAAAAATACAGTTCTAGTTCTTGGAGCAACGCGTTCAATTTGTCTTTGTTTTCCATATTTTCCTGTATCAAGTGATCCAATTCTTCGTTGACCCCGCGCTGAAATAGGTCATGAGTCATATTTTCGTATTTATCAAAATTCAACGTGGTGATTTTCTCGCATGTGGGCAGGTCAAACGTTTGATTCATATACTCCATGAACGCATCAAATTGTTCAAATACATTTGATACTTGCAAGACTTGTCTCAAATAAGCATGTTTCTTTTTGTGCATTTTCTCACATAATTTGTGAAACCAAACATGGGACTGGTAAATAGAATGGAAGTCATATGGATTCAGTTTTTGGAGTTTCAGTTTCGTCAAGAGCTTCTCTAAATCCGCCATGTGCGCAAGCTCATCATTAAAACACAACTCTTTCTGAATCATATAGTCCACCACATCATATTGCTTTTGTAACGTCTCGTGATTGTTTATAGGGTGTAACAGGAGTTCATTCATGTGTCGCTTGCCCATTTTTGTTTTACATTGATTCAATAAGGCGACTATACTGGTAACTTGGTTGTTTTTATAATAAGATCCATTGTCTTCTTCGTGGATAATATTGAGTTGACTGAACGAATGATTGGCGCACACCAGAAGATCGCTGACTTGTTCTATCTTGGGTTCCATGATCTTCTCAATCAAACTCACATTGTGTTGCTGAATAAAATTCAAAAGAAAGCAATAACTTTGGAGGGCAATCGGTTTATCCGCAATGTCATAATTGAAGATATCCACGTTCATTTTAGGGAAAAAGGTACTAATGATTTCCTTTTGATACACTTGGCCCTCGCAGTGCCGAGCTTGTATAGAAAGGGGATGTTCCTTATTGTTCAAATCAATGACATGAAATTTTCTAGAATGAATATTCAAATATTGCACGATGCCTTGTATGACGTTCATATTTACATTATGAATCAAGACAAACTCCGTGGGATTGTAAATGTTTAAGAATGTTTCGATGCTATCATACGTGGTTGGGTTATGGTAATAGGTTTCACAGTGTTCACTTATATAAGATTGACCCGTCATAATATGAATGGTGCTCAATCCAAACACATATTTCTCTTGATTCAATGTTTTCATTTTTTGGATCCATATACACGACATGTGATTGGACAACGACGACGATTCTTCTAAAAACGTGGTGCCCGGTGAATAAACACGGTGTAATACACGCTTAAATCCTCCGGCACCGTCCTCTTGTTGTACATACACCACAATCGTATATCCATGAGACTGCATTTTTTCAACATATTTTTCAAGCAAATAATCCCGAAATCCCGCCATATAGATACTTTTAGAACGCACAAAGAAACCATTTTTCTTCACACAGGCCAAATTACACATTTCACAAACTGCGCAAATATTTTCATAGGACTTGTCATTTTCAAGACCATATACTTCAAAGAAAGTACCCACTTGATATAAAAAGAAGGTACGTTCACCAAATTTCTTTTTATAATATTGATCCTTTTCAAGGTATTCTTCCACGACCGTCATTTAACCTATAGTAATATCATTTTCTTTCTATATATTTTTTATAATTGTAATTTATAAGGTATGAATGAATTCAGTGACGCAACAAATCGCACGATCATTATCATCGCGTTTTTCTTTTTTTACATCTATGTGAAATATACGCAAACGCAATTGAAACTCACGAAAAACAAAGGTAAAATTCAATGTAATCCCCTAGAAATGGTCGTGGGAAGCATGATCGACGAAGAACAGGCCAATAAGACGTTTGAAGCATGCATGAATTACACCACAGCGGAAAACATCACAGAGAATCAAGCCAAACTCAACACAAAATTCAATAAAGATGTACAAGATATTGTGGATAAGATTGATAACGCAAACGCAAATGATGCGGCATCACGAGAAGAGCAACAAAAGAATCTTGTGGAACTCTTGGAGAAGAAGGCCGAAAACATTGACCAACTTGTCTCGGTTCAAAGCAAGGTGAATCAAAGTCTCCAAAACAGTTATGGTCCTTTCCAAAATCTCATGTCTGAAATCACCAAGGTTTCCGGTAGTGCGAAAGACTTATTCCAAAAAATCAATAACCGTTTTCCCGGTAGCGGCGAATAATACAAATTAAAGACGAAACAAAAATAAGACAACTATATAATATGGACTTGACTCAACAACTATCCAATTTATATAGAGATGCTCCTGTTTCTTTTTCTTTCACAGGTAAAGGAAAACTGGGAGTAGATACCTATTCTTTCAATGTTTTGATTGTCATTGGATTTATGTTTATTGTATTCTTTTTCTATGTCAAAAACAATATTACCATAGACCAAAAGAATTGGGGGCTTCAAAAATGTAACCCAAAATATCTCTTTTATTCAGGATACATTCAAAAAAACGGTGACTCCACGGCTTACGACTCTACCGTGGACAATTTTTACGAATGCACCAATCGGGTAGTCACGGAATATAGCGACACCATGGTGAGCAAAGGATTTCAAAATACGCTAGATAATTTAAATAAAAAACTAATCACGTTTGACGATCAAACCATTGCGGAAAAGGAAGCCAGTGAAAAAGTATTTCAAACAAACGTGAATTCCATTTCATCCCAATTTGACAAGATGGAACAAGACATTAGCCTGAATACAAACGACACCTTATTGTACTCTAACTTGAAAAACATTGGCATATACATGGACCAATTGAACGCCATCATGAATTATGTTGGCCAATATACAAAACAATATCTTACCTATCGCATGATGGATTACGCAAACAAATGTGTCATAGACCCCAATTGTAAAAATAAAGAAAATGACAACTATGCAAAAGCGATTCAATTGCGAGATGTTTTAAATACCTATTATGGAGGAAATAATTTATAACTTCAATATATAGATCCCAATGAGTTGCATTGTTTTAATCGCATTTCTTCTTATTGCCAGTACCGTTTTATTCATTCACCAACAAAAAGTAAAAAAAATTGAGCGTTTTATCAGTGCCATAGAGGATTCTCCTATGAAAGATCAATTGGATTTATTTACATTTAGTACTTTTTCTCATGATTGTTGCCCATCCACGTATACAACGTCATCCGGTTGTTTGTGTAACCTTCAACAGGAACACGAAGCAATTACAACGCGTGGTGGGAATCGTAATATTTATAGGTGTACGTAACTACAAATACATATTCAGATGGGATTTTTGTTTATTGTCTCCCTTTTGAATAACTTTCTCAATAATATCTTCATTGACTTGAAATGGAAATGTTATGTCTTCAATGATCTTATCTCCAAACAAAGACGTCCCTGGTTTCATAAAGGTATACAAATTCAGTTTAGAGTAAATGATTTCTAAACACCGCTTGAGGTTTCGTACCCCTTTCTCTTCGCCCGTATATTTTTCCACAATGTGCTTGATCATTTTTTCGTCTACCACAATGGATCCTTTCTCCATATTCAGTTCCTTCTCAAGTTTAGGAATGAGATAATCGTTGCAAATCACCACCTTGTCATTTGCGTCGTAGCCTTTGGTTTCAATGTTATACATCCGATCTTTCAGAATCGGGTTGATCTTACTCTCATCATTGTAGCTGAAAATGAACAAACACTTGCTCAAATCAAAGTCAATCTCCGAAAAGTACTTGTCGTGATATTTGTCATTTTGGGTCGTATCCGTCAAATGGGTCAAGATACCAATGATTTCTTCGCCCTTGGGTGTATCACTTACCTTATCCAGCTCGTCAAAATAGATGACTGGATTCGTGGTTTTACATTGGATAAGAATATCTATGATTTTACCATACGTACTGCCTTCGTAGGTGTACGAATGACCCTCCAAATAACTGCTGTCCGTTGCGCCTCCCAGCGGAATGAACGCAAATTCGCGATTGAGGAGTTTGCTTACTCCATATTTAATCAACGTCGTTTTACCCGTCCCCATGGGGCCCTTGATCGCAATCGCATTGCCAATAGATTCCGGATTTGCGACCCACTGAGCAACCATTTGCATGAACTGAATCTTCGCATCTTTCATCCCATACACGGCTTCGTCCAACACCTTTTGGCTCGCTTCCATGTATTCGTGAATCTTTTCTTTTGGATCGTCCTTTTTCACCGGCAAGGTGTCGTATTTTCCAAACGGAATCCGCATAAAGGTATCAATCCAGTTTTTGAGTTTATTGTATTCGCCTCCGCCATCGGCAATCACCTTCATGGCATTGATCTTCTTCAACGCAATCGCCTTGAATTTGTCAGGTATTTCCTTGTTTTCAAGCAACTGAATGCGATACGGTTTATCTATTTCTGTGAGCTCCTTCACCTTTTCTAGCTCCTCAAGCATATGTTCTTGCTCTTTATAGGACATGGATGTTTTGAAGAACTTCACATCATTAATCATATTCTTATTTGAAATCATCTTAATGTACTTTCCAACGTTCTTCGCCTTTCTCTTTTTCTCCTGTTTGTTCTTCTTTTTGCTCAAACGACTTTCAAAATCAATGAATTCCTTCTTCAGCTTCTTGTTTCCCTTTTCCTTTTTCATCTGAGTCATGAAAGCCTGGAATTTCTCGTACATTTTGTCTTCTTCGTCGTCTTCACCCTTGCCCTTGGTCTTCTTCTTGGACTTTTTGCTTTTTTCTTCTTCTTCGCTTTCTTCTTCACTCTCTTCTTCGCTTTCTTCCTCACTCTCTTCTTCGCTTTCTTCCTCGCTATCTTCTTCATCTTCGTCATCACTGTCCTCTTCTTCGCTGTCTTCTTCTTCTTCGCTGTCTTCTTCTTCACTATCCTCTTCGTCGCTGTCTTCCTCTTCCTCACTTTCTTCTTCATAGTCCGAATCATCATCGCTATCTTCTTCATATTCTTCATCGTATTCATATTCATCGTCGCCATCTCCCTTCTTACTCGGGACAATGGTAAACACCACATCTACCATATCGCCTTTTTTTGCTTTTTTGGAAGACTTGCTTGATTTTTTCGCAGGTTTCTTTCCCTTTTTGGAATTCTTTTTATCGGCACCTGCCTTTTTGGATTTGCCTTCACTTTTCTTGATTTGTTCCTCCATGTACTTGGAGGGAAACAACGAATTCAACAACTTCTTGTACTCCGTGTGATTCATGATTGTGGTCTCATCTTCCGATTCTGAGGAAGAACCGTCATCACTTTTGGGAGAACGCTTGGATTTTCCGTTTTTCGGCATGTTTATGGTAGATATGATGTGTTGTATTTATATGTTATCATGAATCAATTTTTTTCCGACAGAACATCATTGATTTAGAAATAAAATTGAATTAAAAATAAAAATATTCAATATATCTAATATCGATATGTTCAAAAACAGTATCCCGTCAAAAATTGTTGGTATTCAATTTAGTTTGTTTAGTCCCGAAGAAATAGAAAAACAATCTGTTGTAGAAATCACCAACAAGGAAACCTATGTGGGCATGAAACCTAAAATTGGAGGGCTCTTTGACCCACGCATGGGAGTGTTAGAACCGGGGATGATCTGTCCAACAGATGGGATGGATTATATCCAAAGCCCTGGTTATTTCGGTCATATTAAATTAGCCAAACCCGTATTTTACGTTCAATATTTGGATACCGTGAATGATATCTTGAAATGTGTATGTACAAAGTGCGGTAAGTTGCGTATTTCTAAAAAAACAAATCGTTACCTTTTGGATTATCCGAACAACAAACGGTGGAAAATGGTATTGGAGCAATGCAAAACGGTTTCTCGATGTGGCGACGAAAACGAAAATGGATGTGGGTGCAAACTTCCGGAAAAAGTACAGAAAAAGGGATTTTGTAATATTGTCGCCTCTTGGCCCAGTGACGAAAATATGACCGAAGGTCTTCAAGTCAATTTTACACCTGAAATGATCATTCATTTGTTTAAAAAAATCAGCGACGAAGATGTTAATTTCATGGGATTTTCTAATATTTGGTCGCGTCCCGAGTGGATGATTTGTCAAGTGTTTGCGGTGCCGCCGCCATCCATGCGACCCTCGGTGAAGCAAGACGCCCAACAACGGAGTGAAGATGATCTCACCCACATCATTATCAACATCATTAAAATGAATAATAAACTAAAACAAGTGATTCAATCCACAAATGAAGAGGAACAAAGCGAAAGCAATCAAAAACTCATTGATGGATGGATCCAAGTGTTACAATACTTTGTTGCCGCGATGGCCGACAATAAGATATCGGGTGCTTCACCGGTGACCCAGCGATCCGGTCGCGCGCTAAAATCCATTAGCGAACGTCACAAGGGGAAAACGGGTCGCGTTCGTGGTAACCTCATGGGAAAGCGGGTGGATTTCAGCGCTCGTTCGGTCATCACCCCCGATCCAGAATTATCTATTGCGGATCTGGGTGTTCCCATGAAAGTCGCCAAGAACATTACAAAGCCCGTAGAAGTTCAGAAGCATAATTACAACTACCTTCATTATCTCGTGAAAAACGGGCCTTATGTATATCCTGGCGCAAAGATCATTGAGAAGAAAAATGGAATCAATATATCACTTGGATATGTGGATAAAGACAACATCAAACTAGAAATTGGCGACATTGTCCACCGACACATGTTGGATGGAGATTACGTCCTCTTTAATCGTCAGCCGACGCTTCATCGCATGTCTATGATGGCGCACGTGGTGAAAGTGATGGAACACGGTGATACGTTTCGCATGAATGTCGCGGATACGAAGCCTTACAATGCGGATTTTGATGGGGATGAAATGAACATGCACATGCCTCAAAACGACGAAGCCGAGGCCGAGCTTCGTTACATTGCGAATGTGCCGAACCAAATCATCAGTCCGGGAAACAACAAACCCATCATTGGTATTTTCCAAGATTCCATGATTGGGAGTTATTTGTTTACCCGCAAAGACGTGACATTCAGCAAGAAAGATGCGATGAATCTCATGATGAAAACAAACCTATATCAAACCCAGCGACTGTTTGAAAACAACAATTCGTCTTATTCAAACTTTCAATTGCTGAGCGAGATCCTTCCCCAAATCAGTTTGGAATACAAAACCCAATTGTTCAAAGACAATGAGCAAAAGGAAACATCTAATCATATCTTAAACATCAAAAATGGCGTAATCATGCGTGGGCAGTTCAACAAGGAAGTGTTAGGGTCGTCTAGCAAGGGAATTTTACACCGATCCTTGAAAGATTACAGCGTGACGCAGTGTCAACACTTTATTGATAATCTACAAAACATGATCACCGAATACATGAAAACAACTGGATTCAGTGTGGGTATCAGCGATTTGATGGCCAATGAAAACACAAACACGGAGATTGAAGAGATTATTTCAAAGAAGAAACTAGAAGTGTCCAATCTCATGGATCAGGTGCATCTGGGTATTCTAGAAAATAAAACGGGCAAAACAAATGTGGAGTTCTTTGAAACACAAGTCAATAATATTTTGAATAAAGCATCTAATGAAGCGGGTAACTTGGGTATCAAGTCCCTGGATGAAAACAACCGGTTTGTTGCGCTTGTTACCAGTGGGTCCAAGGGAAATAACCTGAACATTTCGCAAATGATCTCTTGTTTGGGTCAACAGAATGTGGACGGTAAGCGTATTCCATATGGATACACGAACCGCACGCTTCCTCACTTCAAGCAATTTGATGACACACCGCGGGCGCGTGGTTTCGTAGAGAGTTCTTTCATCAGTGGATTAACGCCTGATGAACTCTTCTTCCATGCAATGGGTGGGCGCATTGGTTTGATTGATACGGCTGTAAAGACATCCACCACGGGTTATATCCAGCGACGATTGATCAAGGGGATGGAAGACATTCAAGTCATGTATGACAATACGGTGCGCAACAGTTTGAATAAGGTGATTCAATTCAAATACGGTGGCACTAGTTTTGACACGACTCACATTGAAACCATGAAGTTTGATTTATTAGATTTAGACATTCATTCCATATACGAGCGATACAGTTACTCGTTTAAAGATTCCAACAGCACAAAGATAGACAATAAATATTTGAAGTTGATCTACGAAGAAAAAACCCTTCAGCGATTCAAACAAGAGTTGCCGAAAATAAAGGTCCGCTCAAAAGAGGATATTGGTTATTTGTTGGATTCGCGTCGCAAGATGATTGAGTTGGTGTACGATCACATGGACGATACCAAGATTTATTTACCCATCCATTTCTTGAATTTGATTGAAAACACAAAGCAACGTTTTTCGATTACCTCGTCCAATGTGAGCGACATCACTCCCATGGAAGCCTATGAAGTGATTGATCGCAAATACCTCATTCTTGAAAAGCTATTCAAGCCATGCAAGAAATTCCGCATTGTTTACACGTATTACATGAACCCCCATTATTTGATTCACACTCACAAATATCACAGAGATGCGATTCACTTCTTGTGCGAAACCATCATTCACATGTACAAGAAGGCGATTGTGAACCCCGGTGAAATGGTGGGAATGATCAGCGCCCAAAGTATTGGTGAGCCGACCACACAGATGACACTGAATACATTTCATTATGCGGGTGTATCTAGTAAATCAAACGTGACGCGTGGTGTGCCCCGGATTGAAGAGATCCTCACGTTGACAAAGAAATTAAAGAATCCTTCGCTCACTATTTATTTGAAACAAGAAGAGTCCACGGACAAGCGAAAGGCCTACGACATTGCGGCAGAAATTGAACACACGCGACTGGTGGATTTGATTCAAAAGGCAGAGATTTATTACGAGCCGAGTGACAGTGAAACCCTCATACATGAAGACGATGCCCTCATGAATGAATACAACGAGTTTTCAAGTATCATCAAGGATTGTTATGACGAGAACAATGACGACGAAGACGAAGATGAGTCAAAAGAGAAGATCAATCACTGGATCATTCGCATTGAAATGAATGAAATCATCATGTTTGACATGAATGTGACGAACGAAGACATCCATTACACATTGAAAGAGCAATTTGGAAATAACATTGACTGTTACTACACTGACTACAACAGCAACAATAAGATTGTATTCCGCATTCGTATGAATGTATTTCCAAAAAACAAAAACAACATATTTAGCCAAGAAGATCACGTTCATTATGTAAAGTCCTTCATGGAAAAGATCATTCATGATGTTGTGGTTCGGGGTGTCAAAGACATAGAAAAGGTAAACTTACGAGAGATCAAAGAATACCGAGAGTTCAAAGATGAAACCGGAAATTATGAAAAGAATAGCGTGTACTTGCTTGATACGATTGGTTCTAATTTACTGGGTATTTTGGCAAGAGACGACATTGATGTCAATAAGACCTTTTCTAATGACATTATGGAAATGAATGCCGTGTTGGGCATTGAGGCGGCACGAAAGTGTTTATTCAACGAAATTCTAGATGTCATGGAATTTGACGATACCTATATTAATCATCATCACGTCCACTTACTATGCGATCGTATGACCACCAATGAAAAGCTGGTCAGTATTTTCCGACATGGTATCAACAAGGACAACATTGGCCCCATTGCGAAGGCATCCTTTGAAGAGACCACGGAAATGTTCCTCCAGGCGGCGAAACACGGTGAACTGGATCGCATGCGAGGCGTATCCGCCAACATCATGTGTGGACAAGAAGGATACTATGGCACATCATCATTCCAAGTATATGTAGACACCAATGATTTAATACAAAAATACCAAGAAATGAGCAAAGACGAACAAGAGCCTGAAGAAGACAACGTGGAAAAGGATCAAATAGATTTATCCAAGGATCCTCAAGATATCTTGAACGATCTCATGAAAGAGCAACATTCTATGGTAGATAAATGTTCCGTACAACATCTCAAAATGAAAAATGTATTGTCCGATAAAATGGTGGACATGCAAAATCATGTCATAGAAGAACACGATGACGATTATGACCTAGACATTTAATATGAAAATGAATAGATGAAAAACAATAGATGAAAATGAATATAAAAATAGATTTTTACTATTTATACACATGTTTCGTATTTCTAGTTATAATCGCCTCTATTTAACGTACAAATACCCCCAATATATACATTATAATGAAAGAAATGAATTTGAACCAATTCGAACTTCTAGTATTCATTATAATGCCACCGATTATGTAACGATACAAAGACTTTTTCATCACAAGAAACCAAATGTGCGTTTTTATTATGAGCATATTCATAATTTTTTTGACATAGAAAACATCACACGATTCAAACGGATCATGTTGCTTTATTTTCGTGTGCAACGATTCAAAATGGCGTTTTCTAAATTCATCCATATAGTAAAACTAAAAGTGTCTAAACAATTCAATACTCACAATCTATCTTACTTGCCGTTTTCAAATAGAACTATTTCTATTTATGAAAACAATCGTGTGTATGTGTTTGATGATCTAGAACTCTATAAAATGATGGAGACGTGTTTCAATTATGAATTATACGATATTCCTGATATATTAACATTGAAAAACCCATACACCAATATCCCGTTTTCTTTTCACAATCTTCTCCACATTCATTTTGAGCTTTTACGTTTTGGAAAAGTATCTAAATTTTTCATTCTCTATTTCAAACACAATTTCAACAAAAACGCGCTGTTAGAACAATACCAAACGCATTTGTATATCAATTGTTTGGAACGCACGTTTTCTCAATTTACACCCAGAAAGAAGGAGCTCCTACTCATGCATATGCTTCGAATCTTTCCACGATACAAAACATTCTTGAATATTGATACAGATTACTTGCATCAATTATTTGATAGTGTTGTAAAATACTTTTATATTTATCGTAATTTGAAACGAAATGACATTGACAACGATTCAACCCATATAGACCTATATGAAAGCAAGTTCAAAAAAAGGCTTGAACACGTATACAAGAAGAATCCCATGCTGGGACGAAAGGTTTTTGTACAAACAATAGATGGGAATTTCAAAAGTCACATCAATCAGAACATCGCGGGTCTATGAATTCAAATAATTGCGAAAATGTACAAATCCGCCTTGGGTGATCATCGTTTTCATAGATTTCATTTTTGCGTTTTCTTCTTCAAAAACATCTAGTGAATATTGAAAGGAATTTTTACAATAAAAAAGGTGGAAAATGATTTCTCCATTGTTGCTTGAATTGTTCTTCGTTGGGCGGATAAAAAAGAAGGCCTTATTGTTTTCGTTATTGATCGCAAAATGAGATATTTTTAATGATGGATTACTGGATTGATGAATGATCACAATAGGAAGTTTTAAATGAAACGATAACAAACATACATCGGTAGTCGTCAATACGTAATTCTCGTCAAACAGAATGGTTTCTAAATCTGTTTTAGCATTCCATTGTTCTACCATCATTTCTTTTCCTTCTGCTTTCCATTTTTCTAATATCTTTTTGCTATATTTTTCATTCTCAAAATACTCCTTGTAATAGTGAGTCAATAGTTTTTGAATCGTGTATTTATTGATAGTTTGAAATAAGGACAAGTGATACGTTTTCATGATATACATCAAAATCAAATAGTTACAATCTGTGGTGAGTGCCTTTTTCACGGAAAGTTCCCGCGACCCCTTTGGGAAGTAAGTGGCCCATTTTGAAGTTAGATTATTTAACTGAATACAGTTTTCTTGTCTTAGCATATCATATTGTTGTTTTAAACGATCCTTTTGTATTTCAACCGACATTTTGGGGATATTGGGACGCCGGGTGACGTTTTTGATAAATATATTATTGATTTTAGAGGAAATACGGGTATCCTCTTTTTGGTTTTGCGATGATTGCTGTTTCACAATATCACTGATTTTCAACACCACCTTTGTTTGCGGTTTTTGGAATTCCAATACAATTCTGTCTTCACCCTTGGGAAGTTCTTGTAATGTATATTCTTCTGTTTTTTCGCCTTCGCTATTGCTTTCACTTTCATTGCTTTCACTCTTGCTTTCGCTTTCATTGCTACTTTCACTATTACTTTCGCTTTTTCTTTCGCTTTCATTCTTGCTTTCGCTTTCGATTTTATTTTCACTATTGCTTTCGCTTTTTCTTTCGCTTTTATTCTTGCTTTCGCTATTACTTTCACTTTTACTTTCGCTTTCATTGCTAGTTTCACTTTTTCTATCATTTTTATTGTTTTCCTCATCATCCTCTATTTGATTCATAAGTAAACGATTTGCATCCATTTCATTATTCTTTTCGCTTTTAGCAGCTTCGCTTTCGCTACTACTTTCAGCACTTTCGCTGTCACTTTCACTACTTTCACTTTCAACACTTTCAGCACTTTCAGTATTTTCGCTTTCACTTTCACTACTTTCACTTTCACTATCGCTATCACTACTTTCGCTATCACTGTCGCTATCACTACTTTCATTGTCGCTATCACTACCACTACTTTCGTTGTCACTCTCACTCTCATTTTCCTTCATCGTGTCATTTAATTCCTCCTCCACAATGGTATTCATCTTTGTGGTATCATTTTTCACTTCGCTCACATTAAATTCGCTATTTTCCATTTCATTCAATATGCTTCTTTCTTCCTTTTCTTCCTCATTCGTCATTTCTATGATTTTGTCCGGTTGCAAGTTTTCATACACATCACGATGAATATACGAACTAGATTTCTTCGCCAATTGATTGAAATAATCCAACACATTTTTTTTCAACAATATCATTTCATTTTTCTTAATACGATACGATACATCATCATATATATAACCATGTCCCTTTTCTATCAACTGGCGTTGCACCGTTACATTCATCAAGAGATCAAATGTGAGCGATGAAATATATTTCTCTTCGTTGTTTTCTTGGTTATACAAGTTATTACGAGGTATCAATAACTTCATTTGTTCACTGTCTATAAAATTACAATAAGGGCTCGTTTCATTGCCACATAGCGATATTTCATCTTGTAACATGGTCAATAACTCTTCGTCTCCATAATCATGAAAAAAGTGAATGTATTTTCCAGCAAACTCGGAAACAATCGCATATACTTGATTGTATTTGTTTTCAAAGGAGTCTTTGCTTCTCAACAGTGTTTCTAGGCGTTGCTTCGTATTGTAGTTCTCATAGTTTTGCAACTGAAACCGCATGGTATTCAAAAATCCCTGATAAAACATTTTCTCAAGTTTCAAATTTCGTATTTGCTTGTCTTCTACATCACCAGATAAAGGTCGGTATTTTTCTACAAACGCTTCTTCATTCATTTCAACCATATCATACCCCTTTTCCACTTGAAGCGCGTCATTCACGCTATCTAAAGACTGATGAATCACTTTGACAAAGAATCTCGTTTTGGTCATCACTCCCACAATGGTGTTGTCTTCTACCACCTTATATTTGGCAGTACAGTTCATTTTCAAGTTACTGCGTTTGTCAAACTCTGCCAAAGACTGTATGGTGTCTTCGTATGACTTCCATATACCATCATGCATGAGATCCAAGTTCAGCCATGACAAGTTCTGAATCATAGAGGATGGCTTCAATGGAATATATGTATCATCTAAACAAATACCAACAATCTTATTGTCAAAATTCAAGATTTGAGTGCAATGGGTATAGTCCTTTTGAATGACATTCCCAAAGTATTTCACAAAATCGTGCACATTCATTGTTTTGTCATGTGTCACATTACATTTGTCGGAAGCATTGCTCAAAATCTTCGTCAAACTTTGAATCAAGGGTTCATTGTTTTCGGATGTAAAAAAAGGATTCTCTGTATATTTCTTGTGAACGCGTTCTTGAGGAGTCATGTCACTTTGTATCAAGGGTTCAAAATACTTTTCTTTCTGATAAATCAATATACATCGTTTTGATAGGTCATATTGCTTTTTCGCAAATCCAGGGCTAGGACATATTAAATGTATCGTCGTTTGTTGTTCCTTGTTTTGAGTTTCTTTTAACACTATCAAATTCAAGGGTTCGTTTTCAGAATGTTCGTCCAATATACCACTAGAAACGATATCCCATAAATAGTAATAATCAATCACTTCATTTTCCCCGTGCTCTTTTTCTAAATAGCGCATGAAATGTTCATATCCGTTGATGATGATTTTGAATTGTTTTAAAATACTTTCGCGTGAAACATGAGATTGAAACAAGGCATACAAATTCGTGTGTTTATAGCTGTCAATATCAACCGATTCCAATTCCTCTTCTTTGTGAAACAACGTGGGAATATTTCCATTATGAAAACTCAATATGTTATCAAGAGTAATGGATTCTTTTATTTTTGTCACAATGTCGTCCACACTTGGTGAGTTCTTTTTCAAAAACAACACCGCCAAACAGCCCAGAAAACTCTTTTGTTGGTCGCCTTGATTTCCTTTTCGCAAGACCCCCTTTCGATAAAGAAAGGGCCCGTTCTTCTTATGCGCCCCCAAAAAGTTTATCATTGACTCTTGAATCATACCATAGCGACCCAAATCCAAAGGAAATTTATCCTTGTGGATGTAATCGGTGAGCATTCCTTGTTTGCTTGTTGTTTTCATCTCTTTCAAAAAGGTCAATATATCATCTTGATCCGTTAACCCGCTGTCACGAATGGCTTTCATTTGGTGTTCCGCTTCTTTGATTCTTGCATGATAGTCCGCCCCTTTTTTCGTCATACAACAAGGCATAAATAACCCATGTTTATTTTTTCCTTTATCTATAAACCCGGGATATTTGTATTTATCCGAAATTTTCAATACATATTTCTTATTTAAATCTGTAAAGCTTTTGGAGTGATCTATGAGCGTATCTTTATCCACATCTTCTTTTTTGACGGGGATATTATCACGCAAATTCCAATATTCAGGGCAAATATAGTAATATTTCTCTTCACTTGGATTTGTACTATATTCCACAATTTCATCATCGTTAAAAGTATACCCCTTGTTGTCTAATTTATCTTTATCCTTTTGGGTCAACAATACAGGTACTCGTTTTATACTTGTGCTATACTGACAAATGGACGAATAACCTGGATACATTGCGTTTTTTACATGTGGATGCAAAAGGGGTTGATGTTTTGCGATTCTACCCGAAAGAGGATTGGGGTTTCTAATTTTGAACTTTTCCGAATGTTTTGCGCCACCAACTGGCTCGTCTTCTTCGGAGTCACCTTCGTCTTCCGTGTCTCCCAATGAAACCACACTGACTCCTTCATCGTCGTCTTCTTCGTCGTCTTCTTCGTCGTCTTCTTCCCGCTCCTCTTCTGTATCTGAAAGATTCGCTACACTGGGAAAGGATTGATTGTCTTCTTCTTCATCGTCCGATAATTCCATCACATTGGGTAGCGATTCTTCGTCCGAATCTCCAATGGGACCAAAACGATCATCCTCTTGTTCAAAAGGACTAGGAGTGTCGTTTTCTCTTTCTATTTCTAATTCACGAATGTCATCATTGTCATTATCTTGTTCGCTTTTCTCGTGTATAAACCCTTGAAAAAGAGAATCTATGCTTTCTTTTTGCGATGCTTCATCGTTATGCAACATATACAATAAATTCAACAAGTACACGGAAATAAAGTCCTTGTGTTTAAAGTGATTTATATTGCTCATTAGAATCTTGTACTGATTGGTGTTATTATCAAAGACAAATTCCAATAAAACACCCGGATTGTTTTTGATACGATTGAATTTATTTTTGGACACACCTTCATAATCTTCTTGCATCTGGAGTAAAGACAATTGCTGATTGATATAGGCCCGCGTCTTGTCTTCGTCTTGATTGAAATATTGTTTCATCTTATCAAACCCCGATTTGATATAAATTTCACGAGTGTTAAAGAGACGAATAAACGTGGCCATTTGATCTTCCATTTTATCGTAGTTAGATACCCTTTTATAGGTAAGAACCATGTTCTTGTCATTTGTTTTAGAAGGTTGAATATGAAAAATCCCCGAAAAATACTTCATGATGGAATCTAGATTTTCCAGATTCATGTTTTTCAAACGCATCACATATTGAATATCCAGAATGGTGATCATATCATGTGTGCTGAATTCTTCTACTTCCTTGTAAATGACCTTTGCTGGATCTATGGTTTTGTTCAGTATTGCGATCATTTTGTTCAGCACTCCTGCACACAAGGATTCTATGTCTTGAGAAATAGACATTCGCTCCATTTGTGTAATCGTAAAAAATAGATTGCCTTGTGTATCAATATCGATATAAACATGTAGCCGTTGTGACTGAATCTCAATCACATGATACAAAGAAACACATTCCTTCTTTTGAAAGTTTTTCAACACACTGATGGTTTTGTTTTTGGGTAAATACGGATATTTTCGCCCATGAATATCTTTCTTGTCATTGGTAAATAACCGCAATACCCCTTCGCGGGTGGTTCCGTCGCTCAATGATATCAAAGGGAAATCCTTCTTGCTATGCACCTTTTTGAAAAAAATCTCTTGTGGAAACAAAAAAGGATTCTTGTTTTTGTAGACAAAAGTAACATATTGTATCAATGGCGTTAAGCCGACTTCTTCTTTGCTGTGGCTATGATACAATGTATGGTGTTTGTCAATAAATCCGTTGTCATGACGTATCGTTTGATCTTCAACGTCTTTGATCGCATTTGGATAATAGGCTTCCATCATATCATCCATGTTGAGATTGTCACTTGACTCTTCCACATAGTTGGCACATTCTTCCATATGAACCGCAATAATTGTATCTTTATGTATACCATTGATTTCAAATAGGAGTTGTTTGTTTCGCTGGCTTGGTTTACCACTATTGTAAATACGTTTGTTTTTCAATGGATTTACGGTTTTATCAGAAGCATAGAATGGAAGGTCAAATGGTTCATCCACTAAGAACTTTCCTTTGTATTTTTCAAGTAATTCAACAAAGACATCAATGCTATATCCATTTTGAGTATACATAGAACTATTGTCTTCCTTTTGAATTTCGGATTCAATGTTGTAATTTCGGCAAAACGTGTTAAATTGTTTCATAGACAAATAAGGTTTCCCCTTTGTCAGTGTATGATACAACTCCGGAAGATCCTCTACCTTGTGCTGCCTTTGTATGAAAAAACAATATTCATTGTGATTGGGCAAGTCAAGTGTTTGTGTCAATTTGTATTTTACTTTTTCAAGAGTATCGTCTCCGTAAATACCATCTTGTTCTATGATCGTTTCGTCATTATTATGTCTTAATACTTTGAGTTTAAACACTTGATGACTCATATATATATCTACAAATACATTATTAAATGTTTAAATCCCTAAAGATAATTGTATGCTGTGATGCCAAGGAAGGCATTGGTTTTGAAGATAAATTACCGTGGAATATAGCCGAAGAAATGCGACTCTTTCGTGATAAAACAATTGGTAACAAAAACAATTGTGTCATCATGGGTCGCGCGACATTTGAAAGTATACCCGAAAAGTATCGTCCTTTGAAGGATAGACATCATTATGTATTGAGTCGCAACGAGGAAAACATAAACCATCAAAACGTAGAAGTCGTTCACTCCATAGAAAGTTTACTTGAAAAGGTGGAGTCGTCTACATTTGACGAATACTGGATTATTGGTGGTAAAAGTATTTACGAGACCTTTCTTTGTGACCCAATGATGGATCATGTGGATGAAATACATCTATCTATATTACATGAAGCATATACATGCGACACCTTTTTACCTGTAATGACCAGATTACGTGATCGCGACACTACCACCATGCAAAAAACCATATACAAGGAGTTCACCCATTACATCATTTGTCAAAATAGGGATTATCTTTGATATCCATACCACAATAGGCTTGACTTTCTTTTTTGTAATCAATAGGAGTGTATATTTGAATGTGACTGGCTTCTTTCAAAATAAACTTGAAATTATCCCAGAACTCCTGTGTATGCCCAATACTTTTGGTGGCCAAATGAGACAATTCATGTAGCGCCACAAACATGAGCGTGTTTTCATCGATCAAATTATCCGTGTCTTTTTTGTCTACAGAACTCAAGCAAAAGGCGATCTTTTCTCCCTTGTTTTCACTGTACGCAGTATATTCGCTGGTGGGTAATATTTCCTTGATTTTCTGGGGGTTGAAATTGCTCACTAATAATTTGACATTATCTTGATTGGAAAAGTTGCTTTCTAGATGTTCCACTAAATGCTTCATTTTTTCCGTGGCGTTTGCCAAAAGATCACTCGCCTTTTGTATATTTTTTCTTTCACGTACACAATACTTTTTACCGTTGACATCGGACACGACACATTTCAAATGAAAGTAATCATTGTCATAATAACATTTAATGATGATTAAAAAAACAAAAAAGAGAATGACATATCCTAATATGTTTTCAGATGCACTCATTTACATAAAAAATATATATTATTTTTTATCTAATAATTAGGTATTTACTCCGACGCGCCAATTTCAAGAGGACGGCGAAGGTTATCGGCTTCAATGGTTGTGTTGTTCCATGGGCCAATGTTCGTTTGGGGGATCACCGGTTCCGAACGGATTTGGAGGTTCGCGTTACGGAGCGACGAACCCACCGTGTTGATGCCTACATGATGACCCGCGTTGAGCATACCCACGTTCTTTAAGTCGTTGTTCGGCATGATGTTGGACCATTCATTGTTGCTGTCGGATGGAAGTAATTCCTTCGGGTCCATGACGGGTTGGTTATTACACTTGTTGGTAGGCTTGCTTCCCGACGAAAGGCCATTGACCGCTAAAAATTGGTTTCCATCCGTCGTGGCCACCGGCTGAGCACCCGTCGCAACAGGAGCGGTGTTGTCACCAGCTGGCTTGGGTGCGGCTTCACCCGAAGCAGGAGCTTCCACCTTGGCCGCGTTGGCGAAAATGTTATTGCCCATGGAATCTTGAATCAACGTTTTTTGATTGTTGTATTTGAGAAGAACGCCGACTAAAACAACTATCCCTATAAGGATGAATAAATTGACAAATTTATTCTTATTTTTTGTAAGTTTGTTAAAGAGAGTTGCGAGTTTCATTATTATATAAAATAGAATATAAAATATTTTTCAATTAAATAAAATTAAACCATTCGTTTATACTCACGTTCGAAATCATCCTTTTCCAAATATTCATCTTCTTCGTCACTATCTTCATTTTCACTATCGTATACGATATCTTGAATATTAATGTTCTTTGTCTCAATCTGTTTGCTGTTAAAAATCTTCAAAAGCGATTCGGAGACATTTTCCTTTATGTTAGATTGAATGATTTTAAACAAAATAAAATAATCTTCATCATTCAGATTGAGAGAAACCTGTTCCATGTTATCGCTCTTGTTAATATATACCTCTTGTAAATCATTTTTTTCAACCGCGGGTTCGGTGGCTTGTTTGACTTCTGGCTCTACTGCTGCTTCTTGTTTCACTTCTGGCTCTACATCTTCTTCTTTCACTTCTGGCTCTTTCACTTCAGCTTCATCCTCTAAAGGAAGAATATCCTTAAGTTCTAAAGAAATGTAGAAAGAGGGTTGGTCAAACACAATGGATTTTAAGTGAAAACGTGGTATGATGGATACATCTTCTTTCCCTACATAAGGTTCTATCATACTGGGATCTATGACACAATGGATGTTTACCGCATTTTCTTCAATATTAGGAAATAAATAGTGTTTGAATAATTTGTTGTATTCCTTTCGTTCAAATGAAGATTCAAAATAATCAGCATGCATTTGAAACATAGATTCGTTCAAGTGTTTGTACAAGTCATTGAAAAACTTCAGTTCGCTGCGTTCTTTAATGTGTAATCCACAAGAGTCGGATTCCATTCCACTACTATGCAATCCATATGCATGTAGCGATTCAAAAACGATTTCCTTGTCTTCATCGTCGTTTTTATACGTTAAAGGAAATTCATATAGGTCGTTTTTTGAAACCGGTGGAAGAATATGAATCAAATCTAGAGACAACTCGCTTAACTTCATTTAAGTGAAACTATCTTAGAAATATTTAAATACTTATTTCTATTATTGCATAAAATATAATCTATGCGTTATATATAAAATGGTAGCAGAAAACTTGTCTAGTCTCTTAGGTGGGAAAAAACTCGGTCGCAAGTCTCGCAGGCGCACGCAAACTCGCCGCCGCCGTCAACGTGGTGGTGATGAACATGAGCCTGAAGAGAGTATGGATGAAGTCATGAAGGGGGGTGAAAATGGAGAGGAGGAACTTGAAGAAGAAGAGGTAGAATCGGAAGAGTTTGTTGGTGGCAAGAAGCGCAAAGCTCGCAAGACGAAAAGAGGCGGCAAAAGGGCCATGGTTGAAACCGCGGCGGTCCCGTTCGGTCTTTTCGCTATTCAACACCTTGCTTCCCGCAAGAAGCTTCGCAAGTCGGCACGCAAAACGAAGAAGAAGAAGGGAAAAAAGGGAAAAAAGAAGAGAAAAGTATAATCAGGTTATATAAAGATGGAAAATAAGGTTGCTTTAAAACGGGATTTAGCGAATTTGATTCAAAAACAACAAGAATATCAAGAACTCTCCAGCACTTTACAGCAAATGAGAGAAGACAAAAATGAATTAGAAGGTAAAATCATATCCTTTTTGAAAGACATGAAATGGAATGACAAGGTATTTGTCTTTAATGATCACCAAATTACCCAGCGATCTACTTGGCAATATCAGCAACTGAGTTTAAAATATATGGAAGAATCTTTAAGAACGTATATAGCCCATAAAAACATTTCATTTGACATAGATGAATTTCTTGGATTTCTTAAGCAAAATAGATCTAGAAAACAAAAAGAAGAATTGAAGATTTCTTAATATAAAAGATAAAACATTTATATATAGTAGTATATAAATGTTAGAAGATTATAGTGTACCATGTGGTTTTGAAACATACGATTTACCCAGCAAATGCTCTAATGAAAAAAGGAGTTGTTTGAAAAGCTACAACAATGAACTTGAACGAAAGTTAATGATCCATGTGTTTCTCAAAAATATGATTCAAAATAACACGTGCAAGCAAAGAGGAGGGGCAAACAAAACCCGGAAAAAGACATAAATCGCTAAATAGCTAAATAGATCAATGACGAGACCACTTGTCTTTGTTAAAATGCGCGATGATGTATTCTTTTTGTTTTTGTTGTCTCACTTGATCCGGGCTGACGCCGTTCATACCCGTGGGAGTGTGGTCGATTGAATGAGCATAAGATTCGTCATTTGGTTTTGGTTTGGGCTTGACGCCATAGCAGTTGACTCCGAATTTCACTTTTTTATTGTGGGAATATCCGCCGTTGATACCAGGGCGACCGCAACTGTATTCTAATCCTGGGTATTTTTTCAGGTTATTGTACACGGCCTTTTGTATGGGAAACAATACCAGTTGATCTTTGGACCAGCCATAAGAGCACCAATTTGCCCCGTTTTCGTAGGCTTTTTCAATTTCATCGTAACTCGCCAATCGTGCATCATAGGAATCGCAAACGTCCCGGGCTTCTCCATAATCATATTTGTTTTCATAAACGTGAAATACTTCTTTGCCGTCTTCCCCACCTTCACAAACAGGCTTTTCTTCTTTTTCTGTTGATGCTGTGTCTTCAGATGATGCTGCTGCTGTTTCTTTTTCTGCGTTCGTGTTTGCGGTCACTTCTAATTCTGCTATTTTGGAATTCCATAAATTGCTCAGGCTCATTTGAAAGTTGTAGTTCTCGTCACTCATGTTTTTAAAGTTAATGTATACCACCACAATAAGCATCACCCATAAAAGCACTTCTAATAAAATAACAATTCCTTTTGTCGCCGATGATTGCGAGGCTTGACTTTCGTTTCCTAAAAGAAGAAAGATACCAATGTATATTGCCACAACAATGATTAGAAGCACCACAAATGAAACCTTTGTGTTTCTTAGAAGTCTAAACATGATATTTTCCCGTGTGTTTGGTATATAACTAGGTTCATTTACCCCAACATCCATGTTTGTACCCGACGTCGTCTCTTCTTCATTGGTTGCACTCGTCGTATCTTCTTCATTTGTATTCGTAAAAGGTGTCAATTGAGGCATATTATATTATACAGATAAAATATTATAATATGTGAATGGACTTATTATTATGCGACACTTGGAAGTGATGATTGGGTGTCACTAGTACCAGGGTCTGTGCCGGCATCAGTATCAGGGTCTTTCGTCGTGCCGGCAGGTTTCACATCGGGGTTTATATTGATTCTCATGTTGCATCTATTTTTATACACATCATCCGCATTCTCACCCCCGACGGGTATAATCCATTGAACGCCACCGCATTCATTTAGTGTTCCATCGCTCAATAGTACATCATCCATCTTGATCTCAGTGCCGTTATAATCAACATCAATGCCTATCACATCGCTTTCATTTACAATTTCTTGTAAATTCAAATCGTCAATATTTACATATGTAAAATTTTGGGGGGTTCCATCTTTCCACATTGAAATAGGTGCGACATTGGAATCGGGGTCAGAATCTTTAATAAAACTTTGCGTCAAGTTAAGAGATCTACAAAACGATACATCTGACGCGTTTGATTTATCTATCGGTATAAATTCTGAACAGTTAGAATTTATCGCACATGTATCCGTGCCTGTACAATTTTCTACTTGACTGCTGGTGACCCCTTCGTAAATACTTTTATTTCCCATGCACAACCAACACAGAACCAAGACCAACCACAACAAGATACAAACTACAACACGAAACATGAGGTTTTTTTTTAGTTTCATTTATATATATTCTTATATTTATTTTTTGCCTCGGCGATACAATAAACAATAGTTTTTATTGCTCAACAGTTTTGAAACAGGGATTTCTTGCACAGACGTATCATTAAAACAATACCACTTGCCATTAAAATTCTTAATATATGAAAAATAATGACCACCCATGACATTTCCACTATGGTTGATAATACCCATCAATTGATAGGTTGTATTGCCTTCGTATTCTACTCTTTCGTTATGTAAAAAAGGGTTCATATCTAAGGATTGTAGATCATAGTGAATGATCCGTTGGTTCTTTCGTAGGTTATAATTCCATCGTTTCAATTGGATCGCCAAATATTTTGGAAAGTGATAAATAGACGTTTTTTTCACCACATCCTTATAACACTTTTCTTTGTCGTCGTAGTACTGATTGTCATTCTCTTTGTTCATCAATTCATCTTGAAAATGATGGTGCAAGCATTCGTTCAATTGGGTGCTATGTAACGCAATGTCCAGGATATAAAAATTCTCATAGTTAGAAGACAAGCATTTTTGCGTCTTTTTATCTATGATATCTATTTTACAATATACGCCAAACAAGGTGTCTATGATTGAATAATTATTGTCGTGGTATTTTTTGAAATAAGTCAAAAACGAAGAATTACCTGGTATACCTTGTCCCAAAAAATCGGAAAGTTGCATTTGTTTTATTTTCCCTACATCATGGGCGGTTTTCAACGCATCGTGAAAGATACTCAATAAGAAATACAAAAACTCCGTAGAATCATTTTGTTCAAACCCCACAAACAAGGCGTTTTTCTTTTCTTGGGACATTTTGTGGATTACACCGATGAAGCGATTTGGCGATATGATCACATTTTTAGACCACATCATAGTGTGGAGGTCGATCCATTCTTTGAGAAACAATACATTCTGATTTCGGGGGGAATGCTCATTGTACTGTTTGAAATAAAAGCGAATGTATTCGTTGAGTTCTGGTACGTGACCAATGCATTGTAAACTACTATTTACATAACATGTGTTTCCCAAGTTACATAAACCCGTGAGCCCTTTGCCTTTATATTCTTGATACGAAACACTCATATATCAAATCCTTTCTTTTTGTATTTAAATAATTATTTCATATTAACTTTATATGAACCCATATTCTGGTCTTCCATCACGTAATCAAAGCCTCAATAGAAGACCAACTGCCTTACGTTCACGACGAGGTTTCCCTTATCATGCTTTGAACGTACACTTTGACAATATCAATATATTGGCCAACATCATACAAGATTCGCAAGTACTTTTAGAAGGATACAACACACAATGGGGCCCGCCACCACCTCCCGTGTCAACCCAACCGAGCGCAATGGACATCACTCCTTTTTTTATGGAAAATCTCGTTTCTTCTATAAATTCCAATTTAAATCGTCCAACAACCGCTCCTGTAGATGTTTCAGGTGGTAATTTATTTCAAACGAATTTCAATATCCATCGCATTGATGCGTCGTTCATTCATGTGTATGCGCCCTTAGAAGCAGATGCATCCAATCAAACAGAACTCTACGATTTTGAACATTTTTGCACCATACCAAATCCCATCAACAGCACATGCCCCATCACTCGCGAATCGTTTTTACCAACTCAAAATGTGCTCATGATTCGTAGTTGTCACCATATATTCAATAAAAATGCCCTCATGATGTGGATTTCTACTAGAAATACTTGCCCCTTATGCCGATGCGTCATTCGCAACACACCCGTCACTACAACATGACGAATCTTTTTCTAATAGCATGCTCATAATGTTTGGGAATTGGTCTCTTGTTTTGGCATTATGCAAGCAACTGTCTGATTCTTCCTTTGTTTTGCACAAATAAAGGGATTTTACAGGGTTGTAATACTTCTTAAATAAACTAAAAAATAGACGAAACACATTGTTGGGAGTTTGTACCACGGTGAACCCTAGTTTCTTATTCAACAAGTCTTTGTATTGATTCATCGTATCCGCAAACAATTTGATAGAAGAAAAGTTGGTTGGAATTACCAAACGTTCAATGTCAAACAAGAAATATACTATTTGTATAGAATCCTGATTCAAATCTTGAACGATTTTCTCTATTTTGGTAATAAAATCAAGTGTTCTTAAGTCGGTAATTTCATTCCCATTTGCGGTGAACGTGAAGATCAATTTGCCCTTCTCAATCTTGGCCTCAATATCAACAAACGGTTGAATATCCATATAATGACTAATATATAGATATTTAACTTTAAATTAAACTATTGTATACTTATTATTCGGTTTCATTGAAATAATTATCCACCAACTGTTTTCCATTTTGATTCTGTATATTTCCACACGCTTGACTAGACTCGTACAGTTCCCGCAACAAATCATTTGGCGCACTACACCCATAATGAATAAGATTTCTTTTTTTCAAATCATTTTTCAATGTTTTCATGTTGGTGCGTTTCCATTTGATTTGCTTTTCCTTCATTTCTTGTTTTAGCATGTTGTTTTTCAAAAAGATCCCCACTTTTTTTTGTGTTTTGTTTCTGCCGACTTTGAACGTTTTCTTTGTTTCAATGTTAAGGGCTTTGGGTACTATTGGTTGGGTGGGCAAAAGTGGTGGGGTTATTTCTTGTTGTCTCCACTGGCGATATGTGGGTTTTGATGTATATTTCATGTTGCTATAAGGTGGTGGTGGGGGGTGTTGGTGTACATAGGGTTGAGGTTGCGACGATGGCATGGGCTGTATATGAGGTTGTATATGAGGTTGTGGAGGCGGAGGTGGAGCAACATGATTCAACTGGACAACAGGTGTTATTGGACGCATAACCTGTTGAGGCTCTTCCCATACATCCATGTTCACATTTTGTTCGGTTTTGTTCTTTTTCTTTCGCAAACGTTCCATAAAATCCGGATTCAATTGCACTTTGTTATGGGGAGAATATTCGCTAATCTTTGTTTTCTTCGACTTGTTTTTGCGATAATCTCGTAACTTCTTCAACAATAAATCTTTCACACTGCTGTCTTTCACTTGCATCAGTTGTGCCTTCTTCTCCGTATTTCTTTTTTGGGTTTTCTTTCTATTCCCCGCACCCCCCGATAGTTT